TATCCATTCGCTGTGATTGGCGCTGTAATTTTTGGATTAGACGAAGCCGCCAAAATTTTAGGATCGATGGCAAGTATTTACTTTGTGTCTGTTGCTGGTATCGTATCTGTGTTTTTTGGGGCAAATGCTTTAGCGAAAGGAAAAGATAAATGATAGCTGGACTAGGATTGTTAGGTAAAGTTGCAGATCTTGCTGGAACTATGATTGAGGGCAAAACTGCTGTAAAGCAGGCTGAAGCCCAAACTAAAATGAAAATAGCTACAGGTGAGCTTGATTGGGATCTAGCCGCCATGAAAGCTACAGATAACAGCTTGAAAGATGAGTGGATAACTCTGCTCTTCTCGATACCATTAATTTTAGCGTTTTGTGGTGATTGGGGTAATGAAATTGTGCAAGATGGTTTTGCCGCACTATCTAATATGCCTGATTGGTATCAATATAGTCTTGGTGGCATTGTGAGTGCATCAATTGGGATGCGTGGTGTAAGTAAATATTTTGGGGGTAAAAAATAATGTCATTGGTTGAAAATATTAATAAGCGTAAGAAAAACAAAACGTCGCGCTCCAAATCCAAATCAACTATATCTGATAGCGCATATAAAAATATGACTTCTGGTTGGAAAAAAACCAAGAAGAAAAAGAAAACTGCAAAAAAGAAAAAGGCATAATCATGAGTGAAGCAATGAAAAAGCTCCAAGAAAAAGTTGGAGCAGGCGCTGATGGTCACTTTGGCAAAAACACGGCAAAGGCCATTGCCCAGCACTACGAGCTATCAAATGAAAGAGCCGCGCATCTTTTAGGTCAAGCTAGTCATGAAAGCGGTCACTGGCGGCATACAAGAGAAAATCTAAATTACAGTGCCGAAAGTATGATGCGCGTATGGCCTAGCCGTTTTCCTGATTTAGCTTCAACTGAAGGGCTTGCCAGAAACCCGAAAGCATTAGCAGAAAGTGTATACTTTGGCAGACTTGGTAATGATACTAAAAGAAAAGCAAGTTTATATGTAGGCCGAGGATTTTTACAATTAACAGGCTTTTCAAACGTAAAAGAATTTGCGGCAGATATGGGTGTGCCAGAAGTCATTGAAGACCCACAATTGCTTGAGGAAGAATATGCATTTGAAACTGCATTGTGGTTTTTTAGGAAAAATAAATTATTTGACATCGCAGACGATGGTGTGAACGACGAAACAATTTTAAAAATCACACGTCGGGTCAATGGTGGCACACATGGGCTTGTAGATAGAACTGGTGAAACAAACAAAATCTATGAGTGGCTCAACGCATAACAATAAAATCGGTAGAGCTGGTGAATTTCTAGCTCTATCGAGATTATCATTCGCTGGCATTTCCTGCATTTTAGTCCAACATGAGATTGACGATGCATACTTGAAGACGCCAAGCGGTAAATTACTGACTTTACAGGTCAAAACAGCCAGCAAGAAAACAGGAAATGCGAGGCAGTATAGGTGGAACACACAGCCCCTTGGCAATAATAAAAAATCTGATGTGTATGCTCTGGTGGCGTATGACATCAAGAAAATTTACTGGGCTAGAGGTGACGATCCCATAATAAAGAAAACGTCAACACGTTTGTATCCAGATCAGTTTGTAGATGAAGAAAAATTATTAAATCAAGTAATAAACAGCTTCATAGATTAAATAAACTTCTTGATGATTTGCGCTGTTAGATTTATTTAGACGTGTGGGTAGTATCGGGCATGAAACTACCCACACGATATATTTATTTTAGCTTGAAGTAAACGTAACGCAGAGACTTAGCGCCAGCGTTGCCAATAATTGGCGTTGTTTTCTCGTAAGCACGATCAACTAATTTTTGACGATACATAACATTAAGCGTCCACGCCACATCAGATACACCAATAGAACTGCTTAACGCTATCATAGTGGTCGTGTATCTTTTATAACTTTTCATATGCTTTAGTATAGCGTCATACTTCTTTTTCGGTATAGGTTTAATCTTACGAAGATCGCTATCGGTAATAAAATTTTTGTGTGAAGGCTTGTTAACTGTAATCTGGCGCGGCCTCTCAAAAGTTTTATTTATTTTATTTCTGAGGCCACGCTTGATTTGCTCTTGCTCAAAATTGTATAGCAAGTGGGAATACATGATCTCATATTTAAATGTAGGCTCATCCCTCATTGCTTGGGCGACTTGTTCTTTCGTCGCATAAGCGAAAGCTGGTGTTCTAGGTTGTTCAATATTGCAAGTTGCTCCTGCATCATCCAGATGTAGAAACTCCTCGTCCGAACTTCCTTGCCCTTCAGATCTTCCTGCACATTTTCGTTGAGCTTGATTGCCCTCGTCACGGCTTGGTGACAATCTTTGGTTTTCATTTAAATTCTCCTCATTCATCATTTTCACGCCTAACAAATTTTCCTTGAGCATCCAGCGCTGGGATTAGCCTGTTAGGTTTTTCTGGCATCTCTGGCAGTATCAAGCCAGTGCCAGCGCAGTTTGTGCAATCAGCTTTTTCATACAGGTAAGTTTCATGAAAGATATTATAATCTTTTTCAAATAGCGTTTCGCCTGCGCCATCACATTCTGGGCATGGGTAATATTTACTTGCCATTGGATAATCCCTTCGGTCTGAGTTTTGGTACAATAAATGACGAGCTGATGTAGCTTGTCTCGATGCACTGAGCCATGCTGTCCATTTTTTCATATGGCTTGTAGACTGCTGGCAATGCGTCGCCACACTCACGCGCACTGCGATATAGCGTGGTGTCCTGTAGCTCCACGCCGCCAATGACATATGTGAGGACGAGCGTTGTATAAAATGTCATACTATTTCCCTCGTTTTAACAAATAAATAATCGTTCTTTTTGTTATGCAAATTAAAAGATTTTAATGTTTCATATTTAATATCTTTTAAATCTGTATTTAGCTGTAAACCAAATTCACTCAAATATGATTTAAGATCGCTTAATGATTTTTTACCAAAGTTTGGAAAATTTAAGAAAAATTTATCAGATCTTAATATTACATCATAAAAATATATAGGGTTACGAATGCTTTTATTTCTTTCTGGTTTGCTATATGAAAATAAACTATTACCAACCATATAATTTAAGCATCCCCAAACGCGATTTGGGAAAAAACCTTGCTCAATCGTGCTAAATAATAATTTATATAAATATGGATCTGAGCTTTCAAGATTATGAAATAAAAATATTTTAAGGCTTAATTCATCTAAATTATTAATTGCAGATATAGTTTCAATGCGATCTGTGTAAACTTTATTTTCAATTACTAATTCGTTTAATCGATTATTTAATTCACTTAATAAATTGCCCTTATCAACTGTTGGCTCAAACGATGGTACAAATGGTGTTTTTGTTGGGCAAATTGTCTCTATAACTTCACCTAATGCTTCCCTGACACTGGCAACATAAACTGGATCAAACCTATCAATAGTAATGTAAGTACAAACGTACTTACAACCACCATCTAATTTATCTTTATAATTTGGTATAATTTTTGCATACACCTCATCTGCTGGTTCTAACCAATCCAGATGCTCAAAATCTGCTAAAAGTTTTTTAGGCAGAAACACTTGGTCATGCTCATCTTTGGTAAAAGCAAAACCAAAGCCATGCTCGTGTATTGATTTAATAATTAATGTTTGCATTTTATTCTCTTTCTTCAGTTAATATTTGTGTTCTAAAAAATCCTTGATATTGAGGATGCTCATGCATAAAAAAACGTGCATAATATGGCGTATAGTTATTACTCATTTTAAACTCTTCGCCATTTGTTTCAATATCGGTATGCCACCTAATGCGCTCAAAGATTGCTTTACTGCTATACTGGTCATGGCCTCTCTCAATTACCTCAAAAGTAAAGCGCTTGAATAGCTCGTAAATGGTGGGGTTTTCGTGGTGGAAAATCCACCACTTGCGCTTGATGTCCTCTGACATCACTTCACCCCCCTTTTAGATACAATTTTGACGTCATTAAAATACCTTCTGGCATCATGTGGATGTTGCCAAGAGATCATATTTTTTAACCACTCTTTAGTTTCGTGAAGTGTGGGCTGGCCTTCACTGTCGCCACACATATCTTCACCAACATCAATGGTAATTTCAAATTTAAAAGTTTGCATTTTATATTCCTTAGTTTGCGTTAATAATTGTATCCAGAAAAACTATAATCTCTGGAAGGTGAATGCAGGCTAGGGCAAATAATGCCATAGCCACTCCATCTTTGATCATTGTGATGTTCATGATCTTGCTTTCTTTTCTGCGGCTAAAGTATCCATTGCCGCCATTATAACTTGCAATGGAGTGAACTTGCCTTCTAAAAAATAAAAGCATCTAGTGAACGTAGTGTTATGCTCATTAGTAACTTGGTGTGGCGTAACGCTCACGTTCAAGCCGCCAAACAAGCGCCCCATTTCAACAGCCTCATGATACTGAGCCATACGGCGATCAATAAGATCCATCACAGTTTTTGTAACCTCAGCCTGCTTTGCAGTGATGCGCTCAGTCTTAGGTGCTGGCTTAACTACATCAAGCAGTTTAAGCAAAACGCGAAGCTCAACTAGCTCCTGCAAATCTTTATGAAAAGATGCATCAAATAATCTTTTATGCTTTTCACGGATCAAATGTAAATCAAATGGAATTGAGAAAAAATCTTCGCGTGATAAATTTTCACGTCCAAAGCTAAAGTTTTTTTCTGTAATAACTTCATAAGCGCGATTTAATAAACTTAGTGCGTCTTTCTTGTGAGACTTAGCCGCAAAAGTTTGATCATCTTGAATACAGCTTAGTGCAAGTGTGATATAATCTTGAGCTGTTCTTGTTTTGTAAGTAGTCATTTTGTATTCTCCATTTGTGTTTGTGTTTATTCACTCAATATAACAGGTATTCAGATGCGGTCAAGCGGAAAATATATCTTTTATATATCATTATGTTGTTGACGCCATCTGAATAACTGCTATTATACTTGTATAAACACAAACTTAATGGAGAGTACAAAATGTATACACAAGAAATTTATGATGAAAAAACATTATTAAAGTTTTCTGATTGGGCTTTGGAAAGTGGAGTGCAAAAAAGAATTGATGAAGCAACTGAACTTTTAGCTCTCTGGATTAAAACTCGTAACAAAGAATTAGATAGAGGTGGTTATTTAAATAATGCAATTATTCTTGCAGACATAGCTTTGAGGGATAGGGTAAAAGAATTGACTAAGCATCTATGTTGGAGTGGCAATGCTGAGATATGCCAAGATGATCTTGAATATGAAAATGATGCTTATAACGATTACGATTACTATTAATTACAAACACAAACGAGGAGATTTGTTATGAATACAACTTGGGAAAAGGCTTTTGAGGATGCATTAGATTTGGTTGTTGAATTTCCAGAAATGGAATTTACATCAGCGTTAAAACAATTTGCGTTCAATCATGGCATCGAGGAAGGCGATGACATGGCTAAATTTGTAAAATGGGGCTGGGAAAAAATGTATCAGAAATATGCTCAATTTGATGCTAAATATTAATAAGGTATAATTAATAAGCACTGTGGCTCAGGTCGCAGTGCTTAGATAATTAAACCTAGGAGAAAAGAAATGGTTGATAAGAGAGTATTAATTAATTTTAGCGAGGCGCAATATGAAGCCGTCGCAGAGGCCGCCAACAAATCGGCTCTGAGCTTCAATGCGTTTGTCAGGATGGCATCTTATATGGCGGCGTCTAAAGCTGGCGTTGAAGTTGCCAAGCCAGAGACATCTGACGCTGAGAATATACAGGTTGTGGAATGATAGTCATTGGTGTTGATTGTGGTTTCTCTGGAGCGATTGCACATTATTGCACACGCACTAAAGATCTGGATGTCGTGGATATGCCGACAGTGCTTAACTCTAAAAATAAAACGGAAGTTGATATATACACGCTCCTGCATATTTTTGAGCCA